GGGCGCCAAAAAATAATTCTAGTTGCGTGGAGAGCTGCGCCTGTTATGCGACAAAAAAACACATCCTTCCAGTCATCAAACCATGCCTGATCCCGCCCATCTGCGCCATGTTCTGACGCATAATCCGCTGTTATGCGACATACAAAAACCCCATTCTTACACCCATCCAGCCCCGCCCCCCCCCGCCATGAATATGTGAACAAAGCGAGTCTTTCTGCTACTGCCTTCATCACGCCTCCCGCTGGGTCTGCCACTGTATGGTTTGCTGCTCTGCCCAGTATGTGCCTATCTCACGCTGCACCAGGCGCAGGCTGGAGCGCAACGATGACAGGCGATCCACTGCAGGGGATAGTACATCTGCTACCACAGGGGAGCGACGTATAGCCTGGGTGTTACGTATGAGCAGCTCATCCACCACTGATATCATGCAGACCAGCTCTGCCTGACACGTCTCTATACGATCGCGCCTAGTCGCTGCATCCACTATCAATCTTCCCGCCATGGAAGGCCTCCAGTTCTGCAAGATCGAATGAAAGCGCAACACGTGCTACTACCCAATCCAGCCCATACGCAAGCCCTACTGCCAGGCCGGATGCAATTACATCGGCCCATAGTGCAATGAGAAAATAGTTGTTTGAGGGTGGGGGTGTATTGGTCCATAGCCAAAACAGGTATGAAAGGGGGATAATCACGCCGCTGGTACCGATCACATAAGCGGCCAGGCGGGGTAGATCACGCCTGATCAGGATGCGCCATGGAAACCAATGCTCTACCCACATGATAAGCACCGAAAACAGACAGGTTAAGACAATCTGCACTGTCATACGCCTCCTAGATGCGAGAAACTGCTAACTCGAAATCGGACCAGCCAGGCTGCACATAACGCGCCGTTGTCTCCAGCCTGGAGTGACCAAGAAGTTTTGAGACCACCGTCAAGGGGGTCTGCTCGTCCAGTAAGCGTTTTGCGAAACTGTGACGCAGGGCATGCGGTGTGCAATCCACGCCAGCCAGGCGCCCCAGCTCTGCGACCAGGCGCTGCACTGTGCGGACGCCCAGACGTTCCCCATGCTTGCTGATGAAAAGCGGTCCAGAAACACGCCCGCTGTCCTCGAGCATCAAACGGACTGCCCGGCGAGCCTCCGCGCTGAGCGGCAGAATGCGCCGTTTTTCGCCCTTGCCTCGGCGAATGGTGACACGACCTGAGCGCTCATTGATCTCAAGATCGGCGATATCGAGCGCAACCAGCTCGCCCTCACGAAGCCCGGCATAAATCATCATCGATACGATGGCCTGATCACGCAGCGCCTGGGTGCGCCATGCGCTGGTTTTGGCGCCATTAACAGCCAGCTCGAGCTGGCGCTGGATGCGCTGCAGTTCTCCCCGGGCGAGCCAACGAGGAGGAAGCTCGACCTGCTCCGCTCGCTCGACGCCCGAAAACGGGTTGTAAGCCAAACAGCCGGACGAGACCGCATACTCGCAAAAAACAGACAGCGATATACGCCGTCTGTTCCATGTAGCCGTGCTGATCTGCTCATCGCCAAGCGAGTGCTCCCGCCAGGATCGCAGATCAACGCCGGTGATGTGCGCAGGATCGAAGGCGCCATTGACAGACGAAAACCAGGATGCGAATTGACGCACATCCTGGGTGTATGCCGAGATTGTCCGGCCCGATCTGCCTGTATCCTGCAAATGTGACACAAAATCCCTCTCCCAATTTCCGCTCATAGTTCCTCCCAGAACCTGTTAGAAAATTATTATGGCTGCTAAGATGCAGCTGACGCTGACCCAAAACATCAAAAACGGTAGACAGCAGGTAATGCACTCAAAACATCGATCAGACATGTGTTTGTAAACACCTCCGGCAGTTTTGCGACCAGGCACAGGTGCGCAAATTCTCGACGCCAATCCTGGTAGACGACCAGACAGCGAAGCAGGAAGTCGGTATCCGGCTCATTACGGCCTTCGACCCAGTTAATGACCGTCGTGTGAGCGATTTTCGAAGGCAGCTTCTCTGTGAGCTGCGCTGCCATCGCTCGATAGGTCAGACTGTGATCCTGCATCGTTGCCTGCACCAAATGCGAAATTCCCATTCAACCTCCTCAAATCCAATAACTTTTTTACTCCCGCCACCCAATCAAGTAGATCTATTTCATCAAAGAAAACTTCGAGGGTAACGGTGTGATCCATGTGCATTAATCTTGATACATAAGTATCATAATTATACACAATGCTCGGTTTTGGTCAAGGGTTTTACCAAAACTCGAAATAAATAGTAAACTTTACATATGTTCCAAAACTGGATATTACGGAAGCATCTTGAGCTGCAGGTCAAAGAGGGCCGGAGAATATCTATCGACGAGCTGGCAGCACTATTCGGTTGCAGCCGACCGCTTTTGAGCCATTGGATGAACGGGAGGAGGCGACCAGGACCCGAATATGTCAGACGCCTTGAAGAGCTTTTCGGGCCAGAAGTCTATGATGCTCTTGAAATAGAGCGACCCGATCCAGTGCTCCGGTATATTGAAAACAACTGGGAGCGCCTTGATCCAGATCAGCAAAAAGCCATCTATGAGGAAATCGCGAATTACCTGGGGACTGAAACGAGCGATGAAGGGTTATCCGATCCCACCAAACCTGCATAAACTTAAGTTGCATCAAAAGTTGAAAATCGCATCAATGATCTACTGGCACACCCGTGAGCCAACGCCGTATGCGGTGAAGATCGGCATCACGCACAGCATGCTATCGTTTTGCGCTCTGCCATCGCTGGCACAGGCGCGGCCAGACCTGGCCATGATCGTGATATTTTGGGCTGGGGCGCTCGCAGCCAGCATAACCATAAACGAGGTGATCCGTGTTATCTCCAGATGAAAAGCCAAACAAAAAGAAAAGAAACATGATTGCTATCGGGTCGGGCGTGTTGGCGCTGACGGTGTGCTGCATCGCCGGAGCTATATACACCCAATCCACCGATGCAACGCCGACACCCACGGCACCTGTGCGCGCTGCGACCATCGAAATACCGACCGATGCGCCGACACAAATACCGACGGATATACCGACGAACACCCCGGCGCCAACCGAAACGCCCATCCCGACCAACACGCTGCAAGCGGCTACTAACACGCCCATCACCGGCATCCAACTGGTGCAATTCAGCGAGATCGTTTATGCGGGTGAAGAGGCGAGCCTGTCCATCCTGACGGCGCCCGGCTCCGTGTGCAGCATTATCTATCTCACGCCTGGCGGGAATATCTCCGAAGCGGAAGGGCTGGGAGATAAGATTGCAAACGATGCAGGGACCTGCTTGTGGGTATGGCTGATCGGGATCAACACCGATCCGGGTGTGGGTTCGGTAACGGTGACGGCGGGTGAATACAGCCAGAGCTGGGAGATCACGATTAAGTGAGCGACCGGCTGGCTGCGTATCTGCGAGATAGCGGGGGCGATGAGCAGGATTTGTCATTAGATCAGCAGGAAACCGAGATAAAGCGCTGGGCGCAGGAAAACGGGTATGTCATCACCCGCTTTTTCCGCGATGAAGCCCGTCCAGGATCGTCTGTGGTGGGGAGAGATGCGTTTTTGCGCATGATGGATCACTTCCGCCAGCCAGAAACCGCTGAGACGGGGGTTGTGATCTGGAAATACAGCCGCTTTGCGAGGGATTTTGACGATAGCCAGTTTTACAAGGCGGACATCCGGCGTCGGGGTTATAAAATCTATTCGATCAAGGATAATATCCCGGAAGGACCGGAGGGTCGCTTTTTTGAGGCGGCGATCGATTGGATGAACCAGCGGTTTTTGTCGGACCTGTCCAGCGATGTCAAGCGCGGGTTGTCACACATCGTTGAGACCTATGGCGCCATGCCTGGCACACCCCCGGCCGGCTTTATACGGGTACCGATCGAGATTGGGAAGAGAAGGGATGGAACGCCGCACATTCTGCATCGCTGGGCGCCGGACGAAGAGACTGCACCAGCCATCCGGCAGGTGTTTGAGCTGCGGGCGCATGGTAAAACCTATAAGCAAATTATGCAAGAGGCGCCGGACATCGTTGCTAAAAACACGCTGACGGATCTGCTGCGAAATAAACTCTATATCGGCATTTTAGAGTATGGCGGGAAGGAATTCCCGGAGTATTGTGAGGCGCTGGTTGACCAGGTAACCTGGGATGCGGTGCAAAAGCTGCGCAGGTATCACGAGCGCAGCCAGCACCTATCATCCGATGCCGGAACATGGAACATTCGGAGGCGGTCCAGTCTGCATGTGCTGTCCGGGCTGGCGTTTTGCGGGAGATGCGGGTCTCCGCTGTTTGCACACCCGGCGAAGCAGAAAAACGGGAGCTATTATCAGCGCTATGCCTGCACCAGGTCCAGGCGCCGGGGCGATTGTGACGCCAGGCCGATCCCGGGGAAGGTGCTGGATCAAGCAGTGATTGAGACGATCGAGCAGTTTATCCTCAGGCCGGATCATCTGGAGATGATCCATGAGATATCCATGGAGAGCCAGGCAGAAGCGCTGCAGGTGGCAGCTGAAAAGGCGAAGGGGTATAAACGCCAGCAAGGGAAGCTGAGGGGGCAGATCGGGAAGATAACGGCGGCGATCGCAGTAGCGGGTCACAGCCGGGCGCTGATTGCAAAACTCCAACAGTTGGAGATGCAGGATGCTGAGCTGGTGGCACAGATCGAGGAGCTTAGCCTGGCGCCGCTGATCGCCCCGATCGGCCATGATGAGCTCGTGACATTTGCGCACCAGGCTGCGCAGCTGCTGAGGAGCAGCGAGCCGGAGACGGTGCGGGATGTGCTGCGCGGGATCATCACCCGGGTTGTGGCAGAGCGGGACGGTGCGAATGTGCTGGGAATGGTTTACTACGGGACGCCTAAAAAAAAAGTCAGGGGGAGTGATTTAACTGTGTCTACAAGTGATGTCCCCTTGGGGGCACCTACCTATAGACACAGTTTCAGTGCAATGGTAAGACATAAGACCCGGTAAACCCGGGTCTTATTATCAAAACATCCGTGCAATGGAAATAAAAGATTGTGTACCCGTGGACCCGATATTGATCGCGGACCCTGAATTTTGCGTCGCCCGAACATCGATATAATCCGCCGCAGCCAGGCTGACAACAGTCGATCCAGTAATCCCGACTTGAAATGTCCCAGCGTACTGGATAAATGTTTCCTCAAGCAGGCATAATAATGATCCATTCTTATACAGCTCGATCTTTAAATATTCCCCTGCGGCCCATGCGCTACTGCTCTCCAAAACAGCCGATGCCTGTACAAAATAGTATCCTGCTTGCGCAGTCGGAACAGTAAATTTCCAGCTCGCGCCGGTTATAACGGCTGAATCGGTATCATAATCCTCTGTGTCATAATCGACTATGACAGTTGATCCGCTAGCGAGTGCTTTTGTCGCAGAAACTTTTGCCCTGGCGACAATTCCTCCGAGCACAGCCGCCCACTTAACTCCCAGAGTTTCTGCGCTATCAGCTTGATGAACTGGCCAGCCTGCCTCTGGAAGCCAGCTTTAAGCACATAACCGTTTGTCCCGACACCCAAGCGGCCTGCAGTGTCAGCTGCAGACGCCACTGCAATGTCCCCTTTGGTCGTAAAGATATCTGGCACACCAGCGACAAAATTTCCTACAATCGCATTCCAATCGTCCTCGTCGGCGACATATCCCGTTGATCTAGTCGGCATCGTTGTATAAGCCATAATTTCCTCCTTAAATTATTGGTGAAATGGTGATATCTGCATAATTGCTTTGCATCGATCCGCTGGCAGCTGCGGTATATGTATAGAATTCCAGCGTATCTCCCTTTTCCGCATATATGATGGCTGAGCCAGATACCGTTTCATAGCACGGATTCGTATTGTAAAACGTTATGCGAAATTTTGTTCCGAGATTTACGTCCAAAACGCCATTTTTATAAACCCCGAGCATCGCTGTAAATTGCTCGGACGCACCGATATGATACACTCGCAACAAACCTGTCACCAGATAATACCCCGCGTGTGGCGCTGTATATGTGCCCTCTGCCGTATCAAAGGCGCCGGATGTGTCATACCTTTCGGTGAAAGTAAACGGATATTTCGCCCACGCGTTTTCCGTTATATCCAGATTCGTCCCATTCGTATAATAGGCCGATAATCTGCCGGGTACCGACCATACCAACCCAGCATCCTGCCCGGAATCAGCAAAAAGATAACTGTCATTGCTGCCAACCCCCACCCGTGCAGCTGCATCCGCTCCCGTCGCCGCGACGATATCGCCTTTTGTCGTCATCAGATCAGGCACACCCGCCGCAAAATTCCCCACGATCGCATTCCAATCATTCGCGCTGACCGGATCACCATCGGATTTCGTGTTTATCGCATTGTATGACATATCACCATCCTAGTACTGTAGACGTTCCCAGCTCGCTCTCGGCGAGTATCCAGCCGGACACGCTATGCGGCTCCAGGCGGAAGGTCGTCACCAGCCCGCTCCCCGCCCGCCACGCATGCTCGATATACGTGACCATGTGCATAGTATCGATCTCCAGATAATCGCTGCTGACATACACCTGGTCGAACAAATCCGGCGATAACTGCTCATAAGGCCGCTCCACCAGGCGCACAAACAGGATTTTCCGCGCTTCGGCATAAATATCCTTTGCAAACCCAGCGTGATTTACAATATCATCTGTTTTTTGCAACCAGACGGAACCTATCTTCAGCGATATTTTTCCATATTCCGCGATGCTGGTTGCATCCGTATCCACGGCGGTGACCCCGCTGTAAGCGACCAGGCCGGTGCCGCGCAGCTTACAAAGCGTCAGATACACATCGGCTGCATCGTTGTTTGTGATCGCCAGCTTTGTCACGGTCGCATAAACCGTCTTGACGATGGCAATCTGCGCTGTTTTATCCGTCCCGGAGCCGTCCTCCGCCGTGTTCGCGGTGTAATCCGTGGTCGATGCGGGCGTGGTGATGCTGCTCGCCGGGCATGGATCACCATCGTAGTTATGCTCAGCCCAGATGGTCAGTGTTTCGCCCGCTCCGATCAGCGGCACATAATTTAATTTCCACAGCTCCGAATTTGCTGCCGACGCCTGGCGCGGGTATCCCGTGATCCTGATGTCATTGCGCAGCTCATCCCACGGCTGGGGCATCTCGATATCTCTCAGCAGCTCGGCCTGCGTGAGCGAAACCGATGTATCGCCGGATGCAGCCCGGTCGTTATATGCAAACGTGCCATCTGCAGCCACAAACGGGTTTCCAGCAAACGCCTCGCCGATATCCCCGATCTGCTCCCAGATCGTCTTTTCTGGATCGCCCCAAAAGTAAGGCATCTCATCGCCGTTCGTTTCGATGACCGTTGAGCCGAGATAGGTATCCACCCCCAGCTCGGATGTGCCCAAAATCCAACCCGACATATCCACAAACGGCCATCCCGCAGCGTTGATCAGGTCGCTGATCGCCGCCGAAACCGCATAATCGGTTTGCAGCGCCAGAAGCGGTACATTCTGAGCATTGAGCCAGTCGATGCCGTCGTATCCGCTGATGATCACCTGCTGGCGGTCGGGCTGCGGGCGAATATCCCGCACCCAGCCGGTGAAAACCGTGTAGGTAAAACCGTCATACGTGGCGCTGATCTGGATCACCCGATGCGGTTTGATGTAACCGTAAAGCGCGCCAGAAACATTGTACGGATTATAGCGCTGGTCGTAATTATCCATCACCAGGCTGAAATTGCCCGGGCTGACCCGGGCATAGCCATCGCTCTCCAGGCCTCGATCTCGCCCACGGCGCACCGAAAGCGAGAGCAAACGACCGGCCTCGTCCGTAAATGTGCCGCTGGCTTCCCAGTCAATCTCTATTTTCCAGGTGACGGTCATCTGCGCCTCATCGCTCGCTCGATCACCGGTTTCAGACGGCGCTCCAGCTCGTACTCATCCGCAAAGCTGACCATGGGCGAATACTGCACCACCACGTTGATACCACCGGATGCGCCAGCCATGGCATACGCCGGTGATGCCGCCCCAAACGGCGCCGAAAGCCCTTGCACGACCGGCATGATGTGCGCCGTTGCGCTGGCAGTCAGACTGTCCAGCCCGCCGATCAGACCCTGGCGGATGCCAGCCGCCATCTGGGCGCCGACCTGGGATGCCATCACGGACGATGGGGACTGGATGCCGAGAAAACCCTTGATCGCATCCAGGATGCCCTGGCCAACCCCGATAATCGCTGCAATCGCCCAGTCTTTCGCCGCTTCGATGCCGTTGGCAATCCCCTCAACGATATTCCGCCCGACCTCGAGCCAGTCGATCTCCTTGATCTTTGTAAACAGGCTCTTGACGACATTAAAGGCGATCTTGATCCACTTATCCAAAACCGTCTTGAGCGTATTCCAGGCATTGTCGACGATCTGGCGCAAGATTTCGCCGAATTTTCGCCAGTCGCCCTCGAAAGCGGCTTTGAAAAGCGAGAAAACGAGCTTGATGTGCCTGACGAAACCCTCAAACATGGTGCGGATGCCGCCGAAATCCGCATCCCAGCCAGCGCGCAGCTTTGCAACCGCCGCCGGGATGGTGACGGTAAACGCCGTCCGCAGCCACTCGACGACCGGCTGAATGAAGGTCCAAAACGCCTTTACCGCCGGGATCAGCTTGTTTTGCCAGAAGTCCGCCACCGTGGCGATGGCTGGCGGGAGGTACTTGGCGAGCCAGTCCCAGACCATCTGCAGCCCAGGCACCAGCACGTTGACGATAAACTCCGCCGTCGATGCCAGCCATGCTTTGAAACCCTCCGAGCTGAGGAAATCTGCGATGGATGTCGCCAGCCCAATCAGCAGCGGTGCAAGCGCTTTCAGGCCATCGGTCAGGATCGGGAGCAGGACCGTGCCAACCTCCTCCGCCACGTTTGACATGGTATTTTTCAGGATGTCCAGCTGTCCGGCCAGGGTGCCGCCCGCAGCCTCCGCAGACCCGCCAAACTCTTTTCGCAGCTCAAACAGGATCAGTTTCTGGGCGAGTGCAGCTTGGCCGGTCTCTACCATTGCTTTGATAGTCTTTTGCTGATCTTCGGTGAAATTGACACCCACCCGGCGCAAAGCTGTCACCCCATTGATCGGATCATTCAGCGCCTTACCCAGCTGCATCGCCGAGCTTTGCACATCCTGCCCCAGCGCCTGGCTCATATCCAGCATGGTCTGGGTGGCTTGCGGGAATACATTCTCTCCGATGTTGGTAAACGTGAGCAGCATGTTCTCGCCGCTCAGGATCGCCTCATCGTTGAAGCGGGTCACCTGGCTCATGCTGGTCGCCAGGTCACTGGCCATATCGGCCGTAACACCCGCGGCACCGCCGGTGGATTTGAGCACGGCGTTGAGCTGCGCCATCACCTCCTCGGCTTCCATCGCCTCGGAGATCGACACTCCCAACCCGGCGGTCAAACCCCCCAGCGCAGCCGTGGCGCCGGTGACGGCCAGCCCCAGCCCACCGATCAAAGCGCCTTTTGCAATGCCGCCCAAACCGCCGAGCTTGCCGGTGATGCCCGAAAGCACCCCGGATGCCTTGTCTGTGGCTGTGACAATGATCTCTAATCGTTCTGCCATTACCTGCGCTCCTGTTTCATGCGCTCATTTTGCAGCCGCTTCCACTCGGCCCATCTCAGATACCAGGTCATGCGGCATCCTGCTGCGATCTCCCACGGCGGCGTCCCCCACTCCGCCGCTGCAACCAGCACGCCGAGCCAGATCGGACCCGGCGCATCGTGGAATACAGCGGCGATCAGCTGCCGCCGAGACCCGGGGGGACCGCACGCTCCTTCATCCCCTCCATGAACGTCATAAACTGGTCCTTGACCTGCATCACCTCGCCGATGGTCAACCCGCCCATGGTCTTGCGGGCTTCCAGCTCGGCGAGATACTCGCCGCCCTCATCGGTCATAAAGCGAGCGAACAGGTCGCGCATAAAGCGCATGCCTGTGTCGCCCTCCTCCAGGCGGATCAGGTCATCCAGCGTGAGCCGGTTCTCGTCGATCTTCATGCGGATCATGGTAAGCTCGCAATTTCGTTGACGACGATGATCTGAGCGTATTTCGTCGCGGTGGCATTGTAGCGGGCGCGGAAGGTGCCGGTCACGATATCGTTTCCGTCCTGCTCGTCGATTTTCGAAAACTTCTCCCATTTCCCGGCCAGGTTGACGAGCATCGTTTTCACTGGGTAAAGCGTGCCAGCGGTGGCAAGCGCGGCTCCCTCGAATTTCAGGCAAATCTGGCGGGCGGTTTGGGCGCGCCAGGCTGCGATCTCAGCGACGGCGGTAGAATCGTGTTCGAAGGTTACATCCAAAACCACCTCCGGCATCAGGCACTTGATGAAGCTGAAATAGGTGCTGCCATCGCCGGTGTAGACTGGCGTCCAGCCGGTGGTAACTTTCAGATCTACGCCGAGCATCGTGTTTGCCTTTTGCGTGCTGCCCATGGTGCCGCTGGCCGCGTCGATGTACAGCTTGGCTTTGCTGACCAGGATGCTGTCCACTTCCGTCAGCGTGGAGATGCTGGTAAACGTAGTCGGGGCCGCCTGGCGGGCGAACCAATCCGCAGAGAATTTCAGCGCCTCGCCTGCAGCACCGCTCAGCCCGAATTTCTGCACGAAGGCATACTCCATCTCTTCGGCCTGCTGATTATCGCCGCCTTCGATGGTGTATGTCTTGATCGTGTTCGGCGCGGTGGTCGGGAAATCGAATTGATAGACCTTGCCAGAGCCGACGCCATCGGTTCCGGGGGTGACGATGTTTTCGATCCCGGCGGAAAAGATGATCCCGATTTGCTCATAGGTCGCTTCGCCGTCCATGGTGACGGCTGCACCCAGCTTCGGGACATAGGTGCGGTCGACGCCGCTCAAATAGCCGATGTCCTCCTCAGCAAACACGGTTTCCTGCTGATCTTCCAGCGTGCCGGTGCAGCGCATGATATCCGTTGCAGCGACGGCCGTTCCGGCGGTCACTTCCACGCCGACTTGCAATTTTCGTAACGGTTTTACTCCAGCCATTTTGCCTCCTAAAGGGTCTTTTTGGTCTTGACGATAAACGTGCTCTCAACAGCCGTTGCCACAGTGCCGGTGCCGACGAAGTTGTAATACCAGGTGCCGGTCTCCGAAACTGTCACGTCCTTGTAATATGCGCCGGTTCCGCTTTTGGTCACGGTGCCGGCGGCGTAGGTGTAGCTTGTCACGGTGCCGGATGGCGGTTTGACCGAGAGCGTGACCGTCGTCGGGTCGGTAGCGACGCCGCTCACGGCGAATGCAACGCTCATCCGCACTGTATCTCCGATGTCATAAATGTTAATTGCCATAAATCACCTGTTAATCACCATAAAGCATCTTATAACGTGCATTGTTTCGTGGTCGCGGTCGCCGTGCCGATGTCGGATGTGCTGACGGATGCCGATCCTACCAGGGTTTCGGCGAGGGTGACGGCGCCAAAGAGCTGATCTGTGAGGGTCGCGCAGCCTGGCACCGAGTCTATCTCCATGGTCAGGGTGCAGGCGATGCCGGTGAGGATGTATGTGCCGAGACCGGCGCTCAAAAGCCTGCTGGCCAGGATGATCACCGGCTGCCCGCTCAGCGTGTACGCGCCGACGTTTGCAGCCAGGATAAAGCAGCGGTACAGCTCGCTGTTTACGCCGGTGTAAACATATGATCCCTGGCCTGCGCTCAAAATCCTGGTTGCGATCAGCCCGGCGGATTGACCGGTGAGAGTATATGATCCCTGGCCAGCACTCAAAAGCCTGGCTGCAATCAGACCGGCGGCCTGGCCAGTAAGTGCATAACTGCCCTGGGCGGCGGTCAGGGTAAGACGCCTCAGCAACCCGGCGATCTGTCCGGTGAGCGCATAAGAGCCGTATGCTGCGGTGAGTGTATAGGTCGGACCAATGGCGCCGGAATATACCAGGTCTGCTGCGATCCCGGTGAGTGCATACGATCCGAGCGCTGCTGTGAGTGAGCGGCTGACGATCAGCCCGGCGGATTGTCCGGTGAGAGTATATGATCCCTGCGCAGCGGTTAGCGTAAACCGTCTCAGTAGTTCGGCGGCCTGCCCCGCGAGCGTGTAAGCGCCGTAATCCGCGCCGAGACGCAGGGAGCGCTTGAAGCTCACATCCTGCCCGGAGAGCGTGTAACTGCCAGCGCCTGCCACAAGTGCAAGTTGGCGCAAAAGCCCAGCAGCCTGCCCGGAGAGCGCATAACTGCCATACTCGGATGTGAGTGTGTAGGTCGGGCCAACCGTCCCCGAATATTCTAGAGATGCCTCTATCCCCGTGAGGGTATACGATCCCTGAGCTGCGGTTAAAGCAAATGTGCGGAGCAGCCCCGCCGCTTGACCTGTGAGCGCATAAGATCCAAGCGCCGCGGAAAGCGCCGGGTATTGCTTTTGTAGTCCGGCTGCCTGCCCCGTGAGCGCATAAGAGCCATAAGCGGCGGTGATGATCCTGGAAACGCGCAGCCCGGCATCCTGACCCGTGAGAGCATACGATCCCTGTGCAGCTGTAAGTGACCGGCTAGCGATCAGCCCCGCCGCCTGCCCTGTGAGCGCATAAGATCCAAGCGCCGCGGAAAGCGCCGGGTATTGCTTTTGTAGTCCGGTCGCCTGCCCCGTGAGCGCATAAGTGCCATAAGCGGCGGTGATGATCCTGGACGCCCGTAGATCAGCCGCTTGCCCGCTCAGAGAGTATGACCCAAACGCAGCGGTCAGCGAGAGATAGGATTTTATCAGTCCGGCTGATTGCCCCGTAAGCGCATACGACCCGAGCGCCGCGGCGATAATCCTGGAAACGCGTAAACCTGCGTCTACTCCGGTGAGCGTGTACGATCCGAGTGCAGCAGATAGGGTGTACGTCTTTTGCAGCCCGACCGCTTGCCCCGTGAGAGCGTATGATCCGAGCGATGCGGTGAGAGCCGGGTATTGTTTCAGCAGCCCCGCCGCCTGCCCCGTGAGAGAGTATGATCCGAGCGCCGCGGTTATCGTCCTGGAAGCAACTAATCCCACCGCCTGCCCGGTCAATGCAAATGAACCTTGCGCAGCCGTTAGCACGAACCGCCTTAGCAGCCCAGCGGATTGTCCGGTGAGAGCGTATGATCCCTGTGCGCAGGTAAGCTGATACGTCGTGCCGACGACCGTAAACGCCCGAGCGCTCGTGTAGGCGCTCCAAGTTGTTCCGTCGTATGCTTTTACTCGCCAGTAGTAAGTCCCATCCTCGAGCGCATCCCCGGACTGGACGGTGTAACGAATATCTTCGCCCTCGTTGAATGGATGCGTATCGGCGGGGGTGTCAAGGTTTTCGAAACCTGCGTCTGCGCTGGACAGCTTGTCGAGAAGTAAACTATCGGTGTAAACCGTAAACAGTTGGTCGGTATAAACGTTATATAGCCATGCCGCCCCGTCGTAAACTACCGCATTGCCGCCATGAGATGGGCTCGTTCCATCCGCGCTAGCGTGTATATATCCACCGTTTAGATTCAGCGACCCGCCATCCTCGACTACCAGAACATAATAGCTTGACGCCAAAGCTATTCCGCTAGAAAAAGTAAATGTAATCGTTTGCCACGACGTAGTTAATGCAGAGACGTTAACAGCGGTGCTCGAAGCAAGAGCGCTTCCGGTTCCGACACTGGTCGTGCCATAAGTGCCGGAATGGGCGTATATAGATGCTTTTAAATATCCACTTGGAGCGGCCGTTGCATATCTGAGCCGTAGGGTGATATATGTAATCGTTTGCCCATTACCGGCGAACGACTGACCGATTTTACGTGTCGTTGAATAAAACGTTTCGTATGCGTCTTCCGATCCAGCGTAACTATCACAAACTAGAAAATCGTCGAACCCGGACGATAAACCGACCTGCACCTCATACTCGAGAGGATCGTCGTTCGCATCCGTGCTGTAAAACTGTAGTGCTGGGGTCGGATCGTAAACCGTATCCCCAGCCCCAGGCGAAACCAGCGTCGGTGTAGCTGGGGCTGCTGGTGGATACTGGCGGGTCAGCGTGACAGCCTGCCCGGTGAGAGCAAACGAGCCCTGGCCAGCCGATAGTATCCGGGACACTTTCGGCGTCATCGCCTGCCCGGTGAGTGCATAACTCCCCTGGGCCGCCGTGAGCGGAGAGTAACCCGCTGCGTCCGGCACTTCCAGCTCCGCCCAGGATACATAAACCAGCGAGCGGGACGTGGGAGGCGTGCCGACCGTGCCGCCGGACACGAAGCGGACACGTAGATCGGTGTAGTCTGTGATAGCGTCCGCTTCGCCTGCGGATAGCGTCCACGAGTAGGCGGTTGGCGTCCCTTTAACCAGGTTGAAAGCCGCGCCATACGTGCTCACCAGGGTTGCGCCCTGGTAGAGACTTGCTACCAATGTCCGCTGGTGCGAATTGTTTTCCTGCCAGGCGCGAAAGCGCACAGTATGCCCGGATGCGCTGCTCGGATCGGTGGGGTTGGTTAAACCATACTCAGCCGTACCGTTTGCGCCATTAGCGCCTGTGATATAGTCGGCGTCTGAGTAGGTAGCCTCATCGATCGTGCCGTAGCCACCAGACCAGTTGGTTTGCGTTATATCGCTGTCTGGTCGAGCATACTGTGCCATAGTTACCCGCTTATACCAGCTGGATAAACCCGTTGGTCGGGTCGAAGTCAATCAGCAAACTTTCGCCCGCTGCCAATGTGATGCTCGAGCCGTAGTCGTACCACGCGATAAGCGGATCGGCTGGCGATGTCGGGGTGTCATTGTAAACCACTACATACCGAAACGGCCCGGTTGAGCCGCCAGTCGATGTCAGCGTTAAATCTGCCAACACCAGCTTATATGTGCCGGTGGTCTGCGCGCTGGACGTGATCGTGATCAGTCTAGTGGAGCAGTAGGTGTATGCGATCTGCGTAATGTCAGCCAGTATATCCATGTCTGCCGTTGGCACGGTGTTGGTCAGCGCCACGGTAAGCGCATCGCTGCCCAGGTTGTGCACCTTTTCCGCAAGGTGTTCGATAAACGGTTGAAATTTTGTGTAAGTTGCCATTTCATCTCCTGATAGTTATCTAATTTACAACGTTGTCCTGATCTTGACCCCCAGCACGCGAAACCGGTAACCGATCGTCTGCTGAGTGCCCCATCCGAGCACCGAAAACTGATACCGGATGCTCTGAAACGTATCACACGTCCCGGCCAGGGTCGGGTCGCTCAAAAGCGCCGCCGGGATGCTATCCACATACCCGGACACCGCCTGGATATCAAACGGCAGGTCCTTGCGCGCCACATGCACCTCGACGATCACATCATGCAGCGCTTTCATCTCGTCGACCGTGCCAAACTGCAGCGTGCCCTCGCCCGGGTAGGTCGTGACAAACGGAAAGACGTTGATCGCCTCCGGCGCATAATCCGGCGCCCCTTTGATCCCGCTCACAGCCAGGCATGCATCCTGGATCGCATTGATCACACTTTGCAGCGTCATACCAGCCTCACATACGGGTACAGCATCGCTTTTACATCCGGGTCCAGCTCGCTGATCAGCCTCAGCTGTCCCAGCTCCGACGGACCGGCGATGCCAAACGGCGCGTCTTTCCGCTTATACACGCGCTCGCTTTGCAGCAGGCAGGCCTCACGCACATCATGCGGCAGGCTGGCGATGGTGCAGTAACCAAACGATCCCACGACCTTGACGCCCTTCTTCATTCCCGCCGGAAACGAGTAATCGCCTTCCGGCGCCGTGCGTATCTCGGTGTATGGCTGGGCATCCGCCGTCGCATTGAGCGGCATCAGGTCGTAATCCGTGCTGGCCCAGGTCGTCTCATAGGTGCGGTCGCCGTCCTCGTCCGTGCTCAGCGTGGTGATGCTCAGCAAGTCGTCCACATCCAAAGCATTGCCGAAGAGCGCCGTGTAATACCTGGTCTCCGTGCTCGCATAAAAGCGGCGCCCGGTATATTTCTCGATCCAGCGACTAGCACCCTGGATCACCTGCTCCAGCACCAGCTCATCCACGCTGGACGGGGTGACCGTATCGCCCCACAGCCTGGTTTGCAGCTCAGCGGCACTGCAGTAATTCTCGCTCATGTCTCATCCGCCTTGACCGCTTTGCGTTTATGCGGCGGCTTTGCGATGACCTTTACCGCGGGCTCCGAGATGCGGCGCAAAAACCCGGCGCGCTCGTAATCCGCCGCCAGCTCCTCGCCGATCTCCACCTCATCCCCGGCGCGCATCGTCTGCGTGGTCGACCCAAGCGATGCCACGAAATTTTGCAGTATCAAAACCTTTACCATGTCTCCACCTCTCTGATCACCAGGCCATATCCAGGTGCGGCGGTGATAATGCCCGCAGCGCACATCCATGCGGCACATCTGGCGGATGCCAAGCCGCATGCAATCCTGCGCAAAGGGCAAATCCGGGATCGGGTTACCGCCGTCCGCCTGGCGAAACGGCGCCCGCTCCAAGGCCTGCCGTCGCATCAGCGTGCAGCCGAAGCCAGCTCCACTCACCGGGACAATTCCAAGGCGGTAAGCCCGCTTCAGCTCGTCCGGGTAAAGCGTCAAACTCTGATCCGGGGTTGCCGAAGGCACGTCCCGGAAGGCATTTACAAGCGGAGTGGCATGCCGGAACATATAAAGCCCGTAGACAACCGGCGCATCCACCGCATCCAGCATCTCAAGCGCATCATCCGGCGGCCACATATCGTGCTCCACCGTATAAAGCGCCCGGTAACCGCCCTCCAGCGCCATCTCCCGTGCACGCTGGTATTGGTGCAGCACATTGGCATACACCCCCAGCACATACGGGTTATCCTTACTGATCACCGCATCCACACCCGGCCCGGAAGCCTGGCGGATATACGCCTTTGTCTCCGGGCGCAGCTGCTCCTCGCCGTCCAGGTCGTATGTCGGGCACCAAAGCAGCACTTTAGCGTCTGCCATACTGATGACCCTCCATGCCCAGGTTGAGCCACGGGTTCAGCGAGTAAATCCGGCAGCCGAACACCTCTTTCAGCCGCTCTCGCACCATGATGCTCTGCGGCTCGATGCGGCTCAGCCAGTTGATATAGCCAAATTCATCCGTGATCGGCGATGCCGGGTAGCCGGGCATGTTTGCATGCCCATCGATGGTGCCGCAATCGTGCCCCACCAGGATGACATTCGCCGCGCCCATATAGGCCGCGATATGCATCGCGGATGTGATCGTCGACCAGCTCACCACGATATGATCTGTCCCGATGACGGAGAGATCGACCCGTTGCAGCTCGTTGTTGAGATGCTCAAAGACAAAATAATCATCCGGTCCCTCGATGCGGTTCTGCTCGTAATTCAGCACGCCGCAATTGTAGCGGCTCATAATCAGCGGGATGCCGCTGGCATACGCCGTCAGCGAGCGAATGGCCTCTTTACGCACCAGGAAATCCAGGTTTGGAAAGCGCAGCCAGGCCTCATTGACCCCGATGGTCACCTTGTTGGCAAAAAAGTCCGGGTCGATGAAACCTGCCGAGGGTCCACTAGCCACGACGTACACATCCAGGCCGGTGTAAATATTTTGCAGCTCGACGATCGATCTCTCCATAAGGTCTCCGGCGGCCTGCCCCCTGCAGGCCGTGATATCAAACTAGGCGGTCGGGTGGGTGGCGTACTGGAAGGCTTCCGCCTGCAGTACCTTGCCGCCAGCGCGGAAGTTCGCCAGGATGCCGATCTGGCCGTTGCCAGCATAAAGCTCGGTCAAGCGGCGCACACGCAGGGAGCGGTTACGCACCCAGCCATAAAAACCGAAGTTGCCGAAGAGCATGCTCTTGGCGCCTGCGCCGATGGCCGCTGCATCCTCGGTCGGATAAACCGGATAGCCGATGGCCAGGTCCTCGCCGCCCGCGGTGATGATGGAGCTGGTGGTCGGGAAAGCGAAACCGCTGGTGCCGAATACCTGGCGCAGATACGCAGCGGTGGTGCGGTTCATCAAGACGACCGCGCCGGGGCGATATGCAATTTTCAGCTTGCCAAGCAGCTCGGGCAGCTCGCCCGCGCCGATGGCTGCAGCTGCATCCAGGGTCAGACCAGCTGTGCCGCCGACAAACGCTCCCTGCGGCTGGCTCGAACCCGTGCCGACCTGCAGGTAATAGTTTTCGGTGATGGCCCATGCCTGCCCGATGGCGTTCGAGAGGAACATCTCAAGCCCGCTGTTCTCATCCTCGACAAGCTCTTCCGATATCTTGATCAGCTTCTTGAAGTTGTAAACGGTGCAGGCCACCTGGCTAAAGGTCGGCTCGTTTTCAGCCGCGGTGATGGCGCCTTCTTCGGCGACGATGGTAAATTTCAACATCCCGGTGCCTTCGGTCGGGATGTTGAACACGTCCCGGTCGGTAGTAAAGCTCGCCACACCCGATCCATCAAACCCATCTCCGAGCGCTTGGCGATGATCCGGCCCAGCTCACCAGCTGGTACCAGGTACCCGCCTTCGCCGTCGGTGCCTTCCTGCAGCGCGGCCTTGTAGGTGCCAAAGTCATGCACGATGGCATGCTTTTTGATCTGGCCCTTGCCGGTGCGCACCCAGGTATAAAAATCCTGGATCGGATCGGGGTCGCCGAGGTTAGCGTGTTTCAAAACGTTTGGAGGCACGACGCCGCCCTTTACGGTCGGGCTTTCGGCCCACAGTGCCGCCACCTGAGCCGCAACAGCGTCCCGGATGGTCGGAGCCAGCTCAGCAGCCAGCGCTTTGATATCCACAGGCTCGACCTGTGGGGTTTCGGTAGTTTCGTCCATTGCAATATCCTCCATAGATACGTTAAAAGTTGATTTGATAGCCTGTCCGTCCTCAGCTGCTGCAGCCTCCGCCTCACCGGCCTGTGCTGCAACCTGCGCCAGGGATTTCCCGGCCTCGACAACGGCGAAATCATTCGCCGGTAATCGCCAATCGTTTACGTCGAACATCGCCAGCTCTCCCACAGGCCAGACATCGATCAAGCCCGCATCCCCGATGCGCACCAGGTGCCCCACCGCCCCGCTGGACGCCTTGATCTCCTCCGCCGACCTGGTTAAGATGCGCTGCGCCAGCTCTTCCTCTGGGTCCAGCCGCACCTCGAACCAGTGACCGCGCTCGTCGGTCTCTGCAAGCACCGCCCGCCCGATCACCGCCGGGACAGCCTGCACATCATACGGGTCATCCGGGCCGAAACCGTGATAGTAAGTCACCGGCACACTGTCACCGGCTTTGAGCCAGATTTCAGTCTCCGGGTAAAACGCCTCGCCCTCGGCATCCCGGCCCATCAGCGGCCCGCCAAACGGCACACCCAGCACCCGGTACACCGGTTCCGCAGGATATTCTTCGAAGAGCTTCAGGCGTTTGCTTTCGTCCGTCTCCGGGTCGCCCATGCGCCGCCCGGGTTTGACATTTTTCACCTTGATGCGGGTGATCAAACTGCCGTTGTCTAAAATCGTTGTTGTCATAAGTGCTCCTAACCGATGGCTTTGCGGATCAGCGCCGCCACCATGTCTCTGATCACCGGCTCCTGGCTTTCGCGCACATCCTGCACGGTCACCCAGCCAGTCTCTTTGTGATACGCATGCTGCTTTTCTCGATCCTGCACAAACATGCCGTAACTCGTATCGTTTCCCACGACGGCGCTATAACCGCCGTCCGTCTCCGCCACCGTCCAACTCTGCTCTAAGCGCTCGCTCAGCGGGCTGGCAGCCCGGCGGTAAGGCACATCGATCAGGCCCTCCTGCAGCGCAGCCATAAACCAGCGATGCTGCTTCGGCGTCATCGGCATCGTGCCCCGGCGCACTGGCGGCGCCTTGGCGATCTGCGCCTTTACATGCAGCGCAGCCGCCGTCACCGCCGCCGGGATCACAGCATTGATTTTTTCGATGCGCGCCTGCAGCTCTTCCACGCCTTTCCAAACGATGTCTGTCACAGCTGCACCTCGTGGTTTGTCCAGCAGCGGCACTGTGGATGTGCCGGGGGACCGTCGGCTTTAGTCCAGCCGTCGCCTTCCGCTTTGCCATGCAGCGGTCCGCAGATCGGGCACACCATCTCATCGTTTTCCGTCTGCCATATCTCGATAAACTTGATGCCCATCTTTTCCAGCTCGCTCACCGTCTCGCGCTCGCCTTCGACCGCCGCCCGGGTCGTCTCGGTGGCTGCGATCATCTCCGCCCGCACCGGCCCAAAGATGCGCTCAAGCCGTCCGGTTAGCTCGCCCATCGTCAGCTGGTCCTCGAAGAAGTCACCCACCGCATCACCAACAGCCTGGCGGCTCGTTTCGGTAATCTCCTTGATCAGTTGCCCGCCGTATACCCGCACCCAGCGGGCAGCGGCCGCATTTACAAGCGCCCAATCGACGCCCACCGGCACAACAGACATCATCGCCTCCGCCTGGGTGAGATAGATCTCTTCCAGCACCGGGCGGATCGCAATCAAAAGCTCGGCGCCTGCCGTATCCCAAAAGCCGACCGGCACACGCATCAGATCAGGCGGGTCGCCAAGGTATGTCAGCAGCTGCTGCAATGCAGCCTGGTTGCTGCTCCCGACAGCCCGCGCCAGCGTGCGCTCCCAATCCGTGCGGTCAGATAGTTCCATTGCTCTCCAAATAGGCGCTGGTCACGTCCGCAAAGACCGCCCGCACCATCATCGCATCTGATTGCACCGTGCCAAGCGCTCCCTCGATCGCACCCGCCAGCCCTGGCGGGATCACCCGGCTTTGAAACTCGCACTGCGCCGGTCGACCGGCCTTTACACGCTTGAGCGCCTTACGCTCCCAGCGCCGCACCTCGTCCAGCATCTCGGTTTCGTCTTGCGCATCCTCCCGCGCCGCTTCCGTCGATGCACTATCCCGCTGCATGCGGCTGATCTGCTCCTCCGAAAGCTGGTAACCCAGGATCTCGAGCGCCGAAAGCGTATCCAAACCGCTTTGCACCAGGTTCAGCAGCGCCCCAGCGCGCTGCGCCTCGTCCACCTGGAAAATACCCATCTCTTCAAAGTCAAAATGAATGCGAAAACCCATAGGGTTCAATAACTGCTGATTGATAACGTCCTCATAAATGCGCCCGCGCGGCCGCACCGTGTCCTGCCAGAAGCTCAGCCGGTGCTCGCCCGCCGTGGCATAGTTCGCCGCATCCTCCAGCATCGTCTGCGGGATGCCGAAAGCCATGGCAACGTTGTGCCGCGCCTGGTTGTTAAGCGCAGGCATTTCCAAATCCTTCGGGACCGGGGTCAATATTTTAGGATCTATTTTTCCACGCAATCCGAGCACGCGCCAGGCGTTGCCAATCCCACTGGCCATGCGCCGAAACCAGGTTTGCACCCGCTCGACCTCGGCCTGGGTGGGGGTCATCTCGAAACCCAGCAGGGTGACGGGCATGGCGCCGTTGTCAAAGTAATGCGCCGCGAAACGCGTCAGGTAGCGCAGCAGGCGGGCATCTTCTAAAGCCACTTGCGCCGACGAGACCCCCGGCGTGATATCGTCTGCCACGCCAAACTCTCGAAAATACACCATCTGCTTTGTTTGCCATGGCCCTGTATTTGGCGCCGACTCGCTTTGCGCAAAGATGACCTGCCCGTTTTGATACCGCACCTCCATCGAGTATGGATTAAGCCATTGGATATCGGTTGTGCGCACTTTGTTATCCAGCTTGAGCCAGTATGCTCCGCCGGTCAGCAGCAGAGCCGCCTCTGTGCGCCAGATCAAATCCGCCAGCGGGGTTGCAAACGGCCAGGCCGTTTCTGTGCCGCCGCGCAAGCCGCAAAGCTTGCGCCGATGCCCGGTATGTTTTCTGTGCCGCCGCGCAGGCTGTACAGGTGGATTGGCACCGAGCTGATCGCATCGCAGCGCAGCCGTACTGCGCGGAAAATCAGCGGCACCAGCGCATAAGCGCTGCTTGTACCGCTCACCCGGTCTGTCCCCGAGGCGCCGGTGTTTTCCAGCCACCCCGGCACATGCGTAATCGCTTTTACATGCTCGTCGTAAACTCGCATCTCATGCTCCAAATATTAATACCGGCCCGCCCTGGCTTAGCTTGTTGAATGCCGTGCTGCTCACATCCACCTGGTCGTCATTCAGCCCGTTGGGAAACGCCGCGTGCTCCTCGACATAATCTTCATTCCATCCGCCGCGCACCAAACGCACACCCCCGCCCTGGCACATGCTCGACCACGGCCCGGCGCGCAGCACCTTATCGCCGCTGACGGTTTCAAAGCGCGCTGTAAACCCGTACCGCGCATACATGCGGTTTGTCGCCTCGGCGCTATCGACCCCCGCGCTGGCCGGATCCTGCTGGTGCCAGATGCGGATTTCGGGACCCGTGCGCATGCGGTCAAACTTCGCCGTGTCAAGCATTACCTGATCCCGCTCAGCTGGGCGCCACTGTCCGCGCACCACATGCTCGACGTAGATCACGTCATCAAAAGTCCGGCTCATCAAAACCCCGCAGGCATAGTCGCCGATGCGCTTGCGGTAACCGGCTTTATCCCAGTAGCGGATGCGCTCAGCGATCTGATCCGGCTTCGGCCCCTGCTCCACGACCGGGAACCAATCCCGCTGGAACAAACCCCCGCTGCGCAGGTATGGGCGCTGCTGGTAAAGCGCTTCAAAATCATATGCTCCGATGTTGGCGCGGATGCGAGCCAGGTCGTTTTTGTTATATTTTTCCGGCCAAAGCGCATCACCGGTCTCACGACCCATCGGGTCCGTCCGGTTTGTCCACACCCCGGCCAAAAGACCTTTGCGAAAGTGATCGTCCCACTCGCCGTCATACAGTGGCTCTTCCCAAATCGCAGGCAGACACAACACCTCGTACCTGTCCGCCAGATGATCGGTCGCCATGGCTTTGAGCAGCCGACCGGCCCAGTCATCACCGTGCCAGCGGGTAAACATCCCGATTACAGCCGCGCCGTCCTCCAAACGAGTGTATGCAGAGCTGGTCCACCAGTCCCACACCGCCCGCCGGTGGCTTTCGCTCTCGGCTTCATCGCGGTTTTTGAAGGGATCATCGACGATCAAAAGGTGAGCACCCTTGCCGGTGATGCCTCCGCCGACGCCCGCAGCCACCACACCGCCCTGATGCGGCGCCGCCAGGTCCCATGCCTGCACACTCCGGCTGTCACTGCTCAGCTCAACCGGTGCATCCATCGTTGATAACCCGCCGAACACCGCCGCAAACTTCTCGCTCATCAAAATCTCACGCGCCTTGCGGCTGTTTGCCACCGCCAGGTCTGCGCCATAGCTGGTCAGGATGATACGCGCATTCGGGTTGCGTCCCAGCACCCACGCCGGGAAATGTTTCGAGACCAGCTCGCTCTTGCCAACCCGCGGATGTGTCTCGATCAGCAAACGGCCAATCCCGCGCTCGCCTTTGGTAGCGATGTAAAGCTCCATCTGCTCCAACTTGCTGGCGATCAAACGGTGCACCTTCGCCGGACGGTACCATGCGGAAAGATACTGGATAAATGGGATGAAACGACGCCGGGCAAGCTCTCGCCTGGCCAGCTCCTTGCGTGCATCATCCGGTTTTATCCCGATTTCAATCATCCGCGATCATCCTGTATGCAGGGATCAAAGTCCGCCTGCCGTCTAAAATCTCTCGCCTCACCAAAATCGTGTGGATCTTGCCTTCTCGCTTCAATAGCGTCAGCCGTCTGCGTACCTTTTCAGTCGACCAACCCAGCAACTCCGATAACTCTACAGTCGTTAAACCTTGGTTTTGTGTCGATTCGGCTGCGAGTAGCGCCTCCAGCAGCTCGTCGATTATTCGGTTGTCGTTTTCCATGCGTCATAGCACCTCTTTCGTGCGTATGTCGACAGTCCGGGCTATCCACTCGGGAGCCGATAACCGGCCATCAACGATCTCAAACAGAGCGATCCCATTTGTAATGCTATACGTGCTGCGTGTCACCTGGCGGGCGAAGTCGCTCATCATACACATGCTGGGCATCACCAAAATCGAGCTTTCATAACAGCTATCGCCCGCCTCGATCGTCATCCGCTCAAACGAGCGGGTGTGCACATGCCCGCGCAGCACCAAATCAGGCGGCTGGTTGCCCGCCATAATCTCTCTCATCATCAGGTCACGCAGATAAAAGCGGACGTTGTTGCCGTGCAGCCAGCTGCGCAGCCCTGCGCCCGGCCCGTGATGCGAGTAATCGATCACCACGCCGTCGATATCCGCCAGCCCGTGATACACCGCTCGCACCGAAAGCTCTGGAAACGACTTTTGCGCATCCGTCGCGATCATCATCGTCGCCGACCCCTCGCCAAACTCATGCGCACCTGTCCCAATCGTCAATCGCACCTTTTGCATCTGCGGGATGCGCAGCCACGGCAGCAGGTTTGCCTCCGCGATCAGCAGTTGATCCGCCAGGCGGTTACTCATCAGCTGCTCCGGGTGTTTATTGCCGTGGGTCGGATCGCCCAGGTGCACCAGCGTAATCGGATCATCACCCGCAAACTCAGCTGCACGCTCCACGGCCTGCATGTTGATCTCCCAAAGATGCTCCTGGCTCGCCGTCAGGTTCGGCTGATACGGCTCAAGATCGCCTTCCGGCGTCTCATCAAACAGGATCACATCCGGGTTGCACAACCCGAATTTATGACCTGCATGCGTATCCGCCATAACGGCCAGGATGCGTCTCACGTTACATCGACCTCCGGCGCGTCCGGCGCGGCATTCAGATCTACAGCTTCCGGCCCGGCATCCGTTTTAGCGGCATCGACTGTGAGCGCGTCGATGTCCTCCGCCAGCTCAGCGGCATCCGGCCCGGAATCCGCGCCGCCGATCATCGCCGCCAGCTCCTCATCGCTCAGCTCGCTCAGGTCGCCGCTCTTCCCGGACCTGCCCAGATCGAGCTTTGATTTCGGGATATGGTCGCCGGTCATTTCGAAAAACAGTTTCCGGTCATTGTGACCCTTGTAATCCGGCTCGCTTGCCACCTGCACTAGCGCCGAAAACACATCGCGACGATGCGCAAACAGCGGCTTCGCCTGCATCATCGCCACCACCGCATCCAGGCTGGGGTATTTCTGCCGCCAGGTGTAGATCACCCGCGGCGAGCGCAGCCCCAGCACCTTTGACGCCAGCTCAGCGATCGTCGCCGGTTTGCGGTCGATCTTCGGCGAGCTTGCCCATGCGATATATGCCGCCACACGCCACGGCCAGCCGTGCTGGCGCAAATCCAAATAATCCGCATGCCAGGCTGCGCCGTCTTTCGGCAGCTCTTCAAACTCGACCCGCGCCGTTTCGCTGATCAGGCGCGCTTCATCCGGCGAAATCATGCGCTCCTGCGCATCATCCACCGCCTCATCGATATCCAGATCAAACCGGAGCTGGCCATCAACCCATTTTTGCATCACACACCTACTTAAATAGCAGCGTTACCTGTCCGGTGATGATCGCCCAGATCAGACCGAGGACGCTCATACCCAAAACCGCCCCGATCCATACCACAACTTTGTTTGTCTGGATCAGCGGCGTGATCATATCGAGCAGCTTTTTATATTCCTTCTCCAGCTCCTCGATACGTTTTTTGTGATCTATCAGGGTTTCGCCGTGCGCCTCTGTCCGACTAACCACTTTTGCGTGCTCCGATACATAAGTATTCCGAAAATCATGGAAACCGGTTATTAATGTCGAAACATTACAGCCGATCTGCGTGATATCGGATTGCAAATTACTTAACCGTTCTTCCAACACGGCGACTGCCCGTGTTTGTCCGGTTGCAGCTGGCATTACTTCCGCTCGCTGTCAGCCCGGTGCGCTGTCTGCGTCCCCAGCCATGCGATAATCGTTGTCAGAATCACCTGGGCATACGGTCGCACTGCGATCCAAATCGTCTCGTTGTTTACAATCAGCACCACGACCAACCCCAAAAGGCTTGAGCCTACCAGGATCAGCGCACTGCGCACTTTTGAGCTGAGCGACTGCCACCAGGCCCACTTTTCAAGCCCCCAGCTGGCAAACCAGGAAACCACCACCACCGCACCACCGGTCATCATCCATTTGACGACGCCATCGATATCACCTAGGTCCATATTTCCTCCGTTCAAAACAGCGTAAAAACACAGTTGACCCGCTCGGGTCCTTAGTTGTCCAGCGCATGCAGCTATCACGCCCCGCATCCTCACAGGGCTGGATCAGCGGCGCCGGGATCGGCGTGCTTGTAACGATTGCAGTCGGTATAGGGCCGGGTGTCGCTGTCGGGAGCGGCGTCGATGTCGGCGCCAGGGTCGGCTCGACCACCGGTGTCGATGTTGGAGCTGCAGTTTCAGCAGCCGTCGGCTCGCTGGTCGGCGTTGGCGTCGGCTGCATGGCCGTCGCCGTCGGGGTGGCCGCCGTCGGGCTGGGCGGAGGAGGCGTCCAGCCCGGCTTGAGCCATAACCAAACCAGCAAAACCAGAAACAGCCCGGTCAACAGTAAGCTAATCTTGTCCAGACACCCTAGCGGTTCCCTGCGATGCTTCACAAAACCTCCTTCAAACCTTCCCGTTAAAAAAGCAGTCCGGCAGCCGATTGGCTGCCGGTGCTCATCCCTGGCGGGTGACCGGATCATAATCCGGTCTGCTTAGAGCGCTCTCAGGTCTGTCCCAGGGAGCGGACTGCGTGGGAACGCAGGTGGGAGGGGCCTGAGACCGACCGGAGAGCACTCTATGACCCAATTTTAAAACAATCTGCGCGTTTGTCAATACATTACGGACGGCCTAAATCATTTTTTAATCTTATCTAATAATATATAGAACATAGAACGCAAGATTAGAGTATTGATATATCGCCTATTTTTGCTTGACAAAACATATAACGTTATATATAATATAAACAAGATCAAGAACAAGAACAAACGAGGAGAAAACGAAAATGACGAAACCGATGTTCACCGAAGTTCTAAAATGGGATAACGATCAGATCGCCGCCATGACAAACGAAGAAGTTTCCTGGATTATGTACGCAGTAGAGTACTACGAGTTTCCAGCAGCGCCGACCAGCAGAGAAAAAGAAGTTGTAGAAATGATCCGCGAGCGCAACGACGCCATCAAAGCCGAAAAACGCAACGCCATGAGCACCATGCGAGAGCGCATCGTAACCTGCACTTGTGGTCACTCGGTGCCAGCAGCCCAGGCGATGTCAACCAGCAGAGGAACAGCCTGCCCAGAGTGCTACGACAGAATGAGCCACTAACCAACTCAAACCCTAAGCGCCCCACCGGTGGCCTCGTAACCGGCAGAAAGGATATTCTGATGAACCGCTTTGATATGCAACGAGTAATCGACGGGAAACGATACAACACAAAAACCGCCACCCTGGTCGCAGACGATGTGTACTGGGACGGGAACAACTTCGAGCGCAGCGGTCGCAATTCCTGGTTATACCGCACGCCCAGGGGTGCATTCTTCCTGGTCACCGGCTCCCAGTGGCAGGGCGAAACCGACAGCCTGGAACCGCTCAGCGCCAACGAAGCGAAAGATCACTACGAAAATGACCTGTCGGAGCATCATCTGGACTGGGAAACCGCTTTCGGCGAAGTCACCGCCGAACCTGAACCCGACCGGGGGCGCCCGACCCTCTACGGCGAAAAAATGAAACAGACCGCCGTATGGCTCCCAGAGCCCATGATGACCTGGCTCAAGGACCAGACCGGCTCCGTATCCGAAACCATCCGCGACCTGATCGACCAGGCCATGAAGCAGTAACCAAAGCCCCCGGTAACGGGGGCTTTTACTATCTCTCCAACGCCTCTTTGCTCGGCACCCACGTCCTCACCCGCCCGCACACCGAGCACCTCACATCCATCACCAAACCATCCACCACCGCCATCACATCCACCTCGCCCTCCCCATCCTGCCCCAGCGCCTGGCGGTACAGCAACAGCTGGCGCACCCCCGACCCATTTCTCCGCACCATGCCCAGCACGTGCCCTCCCCGGCACATCCACGGCTTCACAACATCGCTCAATTAAACCTCCTCATAACACACGCCCACATCCGTTTTCAACATCCATTTCACCCGCTTGATCTCCACCTCGCACACCGTTTTACCATCCTCGCCCAACACCTCCACGCGATCCTCCCCGGTCACACTCTCGTGCACATACGCCCGGTTCGGAATCTTCTCGTATTTCGCCTGATACCTCCACACCGCTTTCCACAGCGCCTCGGCATAAGCCTTTTTATACGTCGCCACCACGATCATCATATTCGGCATCTCCTCAAACCTCCAGTACATATGCAGATGATACATCCCGATCTCGTCCTCATACGCCGCCCACTCCACCAGCTGCGCACCCTCCTCCACGCGCCAGACCTCCGCCTCGATCTCCATCGGCTTCCCGTCCAGCAGGTGCAGCCTGCGCAGCCCAGCTGCGCTCATATCATCCCGGATCGTCTGCATCACCATTCCTTAAAATAAGTCTCTCGAACCTCATTCAAAACCCGGTATAACTTCCTCGCCCAGCGCCGCGCCTCCTCCCGCTCCACCCTCAGCGTCTCGATCTGGTTGGCGGCCGCATTCCACAGCAGGATCGCGTCTACTTCGTCGTCGGTGAGAGGGCCAGTAGCGCCGCAAGAATGGCATATCACGCACACTGTGCCGAATCCGTCTCTAATCCCGAGGTTATCCGGCTCTCCGCAAAACGGACACGCCTTGATCCTCTCCATCTTCACACGCACCTCGACCTGGATCATCCTACCTCCTCCCTCATCTCCAGCATCCACCGCAACACCTCCCCATCCAGCTCCCATAAATCCATGCCCCTCCTCCCCCTCTTCGTGCATCTCTTAGCCACATGCACCTCCCCGCACTTTGCGCACACCGGCGCCGGAGCCATCGCAGGCAAACCCAACCGCACCCGGATATGCACCTCCTTCGGCTCATAACCATCCACCGCGATCCGGTAAGCCATCCCCCCGCTGATCCCCAGCTCGGCCCCCACCGCCCGCCAGTTTCCCGCCTTCTCATAGCACCTTTGCACCCTGCGCCTAACCGCTCCCATACTCGCCATATACCGCCTCCCAGCCGTGTTACAACACGTAACAAACCCGTTTTTACCACCTGCCAGCATGCCCATTACCCGCCTCATCCACCCAATCCTTCATCACATCCGCCTCGATCAGCGAAGCGATCAGCTCCAGCGCCCCGATCTCCCCAAACGGCCCGCGTACCTTCTCGCAGATCAGCGTCACCATCTCATCGATCCCCTCCTTCCCCTCCTCGCTCATCGCCTGGTAACAGCGCAGCACCTGCCTCGCCCGCTCATTCTCCACCACCTCCGGCTTCGTCGACTCTAGCTTGTAGCGCACCACCAGCGTCGTCCGCTTCCCAGATCGCAAAATCGCCGCCCGCTGCCGCTGAAAATCCTTCGCGCAGCTTTTGCAGTAACGCTGGGTCGATGAAGGCGCCTCGATCACCACACCACATCCCTCGCATTTAATTCTCACCATATCACCTCCAGGTGTACATTCAGATTTTTAATGTACATTGGTGTACATCGCGATTCGCGATGTACATTAACGTACACCTCCGAAACGACCCCAAAAAGCCCCAAGGCAAAATCAGTCCAGAATCTCTTATATATATACATTAACATGCAGAAATACACCGAAAAGCAACCAGGTTTGCAAAAAGGAACACAGGTTAATGAACGTATGAACATTGATGAACGTTTAAACGCCAAAAACAGCCAAACACATTTAATTTGTATCAAAAGCCACCCCCAAAAATACAAAATAAATTTAGCAGACGCAGAAACGCCAAAACATATACATTAACGTTCATACATACACTCATACTAGTTTCCCCTGCTCCCGGCGCTCTTCTGCATATCCTGCCCCCGGCGCATCCGGCACATCGATCCCGTACCGCTTGCTCAGCGCCTCCAGCTTCAGCCGGTCGAATATCACCGGAAACCCGTTCCCACGCCTGGCCCCCACCTGCAGCTGCAGCTCATTTCGGATGATGCTCCCCACCCCCCGGGCGCTCAGCTCGTCCTTCTTCCGCTTATTCTTTTGCTCGCCCTCCCCCTCATTCTCATCGTCGCCGCTCCGGTTCATTTCATCTATGATATGATTTGCCACCGCCCGCACATCCCCCACCAGGATATACTCCTCCCCGTCCGTCCCCCTCCAAAGGTATTTTCGCCTCAGCTCCCCCTCCGAGTAGATCTTCCAGATTGCCTCCACCACCCGCGCCGCAATCGTCATACTCCGGCTCAGCACCATCTCCATGTTATACGCCCTCAGAAACCGCACGATCTCCCCCTGCAGCTCCTCATCATCTCTGGCCAGCGCCTTCAGCGGCATCGTCACCTGGTTCAGCCGGGAGCTGATATCCAGGTCCATATAATCCTCCGTCACCGGAATCTCAGGCTCCCAGTGATGCAGCCGCCAGCGCAGCAGCAGGTTCCTGATCCGCTGCGCCTTCTCCCGAAACTCCTCATCGATGTACAGCCGCACCCCGCCTGCCTTTAGCTCGATCGGCTCCCGCGGCATCAGTTTCAGCGTCAGCGACCGGCTCCCCACCGCATCGTCCTTAAAATCTCTCCGCATCGCAATCAGCTTTGGGCAAAACGTCGAAAACGTCGCAGGCTCAAACGTCTTTTTCCCCGTCTGATCGATGCTCTCCTCCAGGCGCCAGATAGGGTTTCCCTTCATCGCCCCCAGGTTCAAAAACTTCACCAGGTCATTGCTCATATCCCCCCCATCGTGCAAATCCGCCTCGTCGATAAACACCGTCCCCCGGTACATCTCCGTCGCCCGGAAGAAGCTTGCCGCCGTGTTTGCGCCAGATGCCATCATCGTCCGGTAACACATAAACCCGATCCTCCGCATCAACTCGCTCTTACCAGCCCCCGCCTCCCCCATCGCCCGCAGATACGGCAGCGCATTAAACGCATCGTACACCCACGTCATCAGCACATAATACGCGATGATCTTCGCCAAATACTTGTCGCTTAGCAGATAATTTTGATTGAGAAACGTCTCCACGATCGCCACCAGCTCACGGGTCGGCTTCAGCTGCCCCAGATCGCTCGCAAACAACACACCCCCATCCCGCACAAACCCGTTCACCGCCCTTGGCACATACACCACCCCGTTGATATCGACCCTCTCCCCGATCCCGATCTTCTTTTGATCATCCCGCCAGGCCAGGCGCGCCGTATCCGTTTTGCTATCGTACACATACTCCACCAGCCAGCCGTCGATATACCCGCCCAGCGTTGGCGTCTCCATATCCGACGCCTCCTCCGTCCTCACCTTCACCGCCGCCCGCGTCATATCGTTATACTCGCGCAGCCCCACCCCCAGCGCCTTCGCCAGCCGCTCCCGGTAACCCGCCTTTGAGAGCCTGTCCATCATCCCGATCAGATCAAACACCACCCGCATCGCAGCATCCCGATCGGCGCCCTCCTGCACACCCGCCCACCTGGCCGCCTCCTCCGCCATCGTCAGGCTGCCAGCCATCATAGCCCGCACCCGCCCGCTCTGATCCTGGGCGCTCACCTCCTCCCGCATCCACGCTTTTAGTAAATCGTTTGCATCTTTGACATTATCCATGACACTCCTGATTAATCACATCATCACGCTGCATTGCTACACCACCACCGTACTTTTCCATGCACTACTCGACCAAGCCCTGCCACGCCACCACTACACATCACCTATCTTTACCTTGCCACCACTACACACCACAGACCCCGCTTGACCCTCGCTGCGCCTTACCCGCATGACCACGCTTTTCCATCGCTTTACCTGGCATCATCACACATTTCCGTTACAGCACGAAAACGTACATCGCGTTTCCATCGCATCGCTGGACGTAACTTCACTGCACCTATCCATTGCTCTAAGTCGCAACCGGTACACTGCTTTTCCATCGCATTACAAAACTGTAGATCGCTGTTCCATCACCTCGCTGCACAATAATCCGCCATACATCGCCGTTACTAGACCGCGGACAGCATCGCCATTACAACAGGACGCCTTACAAAACATTGCAATCACAAAACAGTGCATAACGCAACTTGACACCACTTTACCCACACCTATCCGCACCTCGCCCAACTAGGCCATTCACGCACTCTGCATCCGCAGCCACTCCGGATGCGGCGTGATCGCCCTCGCCACCCTCCCCTCTCGCCCCCCTCGGTTCTCGAAGAAAATCCGGTTATTTAGCTCGCATTGTTCGCATAACCAAAACTGCACTATTTTCACCCTCCGGCTCGTCGTCGAGAAGAGCTCCACGTGCATCGTCACATGCACAACCGCCTTATTTTTGCTGCACGCATCACAGTAATTTCCATTTCCCATAGCCATCACCTCTCTGTGCCAATCGGCGCTAAACCATCACTACACATCACTGCACGAAACTAAACAGTACCTTGCCCACACAACGCGTAACCAGCATTGCCATTACAAATCTCACAACTCCTTACAATGCCCTCGCTAAACATACAGCACCCCGCCTTACACAAGCCTTGCTCATCATGTCGATACTATGCCCATGCGATACCACGGTACGAGACTCAGCATTACCAGCGCATAACCCAACAATGCTTTACCATCACCAGCACATCACTCCTCCGATGCCTTTAGCTCGTATAAAAACTTTCCCCAGCCCCCGTTACGCCACTGCCCAAGACCCATCCAGAAACCATAATCCAGCAGCTCGCGCAGCACACCCTCAGACACCTCGCCCGGGAATGTCACCAGATTACACCACATTGCCTGGGTGGTTGGGTAATGCCATTTTTGCCCCTGTACTGGCGCACCACCCAGGCGTTACATCTGCCCCGCCCGTTTGCGTTCCCGGCGGTAGAACGATCGTCCGCTCTGGGCTATACAGCTCTGCAGATTACGGATCGATATACTCAATAACTTCCTGCGCATCCACTGGCGGTTCTGGCTTTAGACGCCAGTGGGTGATGGTCATATTCTTAAACCGATCTCCGTTGCAATCCTCATAGATAAAGCCAATTGAGCTATCGTAATCCGCTTCAAATACCGTCATCCATTTGTCAGAAACTAAGTATTCACCATCTTTTTTTGGCCTCTCTCCCACTGGTATCCAGCGATTGCGCTCCCGCTCTGCGTCAAGTTCGGCGCGAAGACGGGTGTTCTCAGCTTGCACTTCCGAGATGTACGCCTCGACTTTTTCGTAGGCGTGGTCAAATATCGCTTGGTTCTGCTCGTTTATCAACCGCTGAAAATCAGCCATAATGTTGTCTGCGTATTCAGACCATTTATACGTCATTCTGTCTCCATTTCTGTTTTATCCTAGTTTCCAACTTATCCAATCGGAAAATTTCTTGATCACGTTTCGCTTACCGATTGGGTAGTGGTATCGTTCAAAGCGATCAACAGCGCAGACCAGTCCGACCATTTCAATTGTCGCTTCCTTATCGTCAGCGTACTCGCTTCTCATTAATTCGGCTATTCGCAATAACGTTAGTTCGTTTTCATCTTCGCTATTAATGCGCATATTATTTCCTCCGTGTCCACTTTTCTGCCTGACTGACGCCGTACAGAAACACGGCGCAGACCAGTCTGACTATTTCGATTTCCGATTCTTTATCATCCGCGTATTCGCTTCTCATTGGCGGCAGCGTTCCATAGCAGGACGGCGTCAGCTACAAGTTTGGAACGCGGGCCTGTCGCTCCACATATACAAGACACATAAGCCGGGCCACCTGCATACCACCCAACTGCTAAATTATTATCTTCTCCGCAAAACGGACACGGCTGAATAGTCTCTGTCTCGCCAGCCTTATATATGGCTTTAGTTTCGGTCATTTCTACACCCTCCAAACGGTTCCGTAAGCGGGAAAACGCCTACGTCTGTGAGTGAGTAAAAATCTGGCTCGAGCATATATGTTGTGCTGCAAACACCTGGGGCGTCCCAGTTGTGTTCGATGCCTGCCACGTTATAAAGCAACTCGTGCATACCGAGCTCTTCCAGGTTTATCGTAACCCGAGACATCAGGTCGGGTGTGAATTGGTCGCCAAATCGCTCTACAACTCGTATGCGTAAATCCCGCTGGACTTCTGCCAGAGCATCTCCAACTGTAAGGGTAGATATTTGTGGCGTTGTAGGCGAACCAACTCTCAACCCTCCGATCTCCATGCAGCCACGCCACCATCCTCGCATGCACCGGG